ACTTTCTGCATCTCTGCGAAACTCAACAGGAACACCTACCAGTACTCCAATTCGTCGGGCAATCTCAACATCTAATCCTCTTATGTCATCTCCCTCACCGCTAAAGAACGGAGGAACATCTTTTTTTGTCATTGATACAACTAAGAGATTCTTCTTCTTAATTGTTGCAATATCAGGGGGTAATTGTACGGTTGAAGTGGGTAATTGTGCGTAGATATTTGATACAAATAATAACGCCAAAATGGTTAATAATTTTCTCATCAGAAATCCTTAAAAATTTGGTATCCTCTTTATTTATAAGTATAGAAAGGTTACCAAATCTATTGACATTGGATGCTTTTTAATATATAATAGTGAATTAATAGCAATAATTATAGGATTTTGATGAAATTTTATACCAGTGTTAATCAATATGGAAATAAAATTCTTGTGCGCGGAATAAATAATGGCAAAACTGTACAAGATAAAGTAGAATTCAAACCAAGTCTTTTTCTAAAATCCAAAGTTCCCACAAAATATAAATCTCTATATGGAGAAAACTTGGATGAGATCACATTTGAAGATATCAACGAAGCAAAGGACTATAATAAAAGGTATAAAGATGTAGAGAATTTTGAGATTTTTGGAAATACAAACTATGCTTATCAGTATATTACTAAGAATTTCCCCGGCGAAATAGAATTTGATATAACCCAAATCAAAATTTGGTCTTTAGATATTGAAACATCAACGGAACTTGGATTCCCGGATGTTCGTAATCCAATGGAAGAGGTTCTATTAATTACAATTCAAGACTATGCCTCAAAGAATATTGTATCATTTGGTGTAAAGAAATATAATACAACCAAAGAAAATCATCAATATATTCAATGCAATAGTGAAGCCGATTTGCTTCGAAAATTTATCGTATATATGTCAGAAAGTAGTCCAAATATTCTGACAGGGTGGAATATTGAATTTTTTGATATTCCATATCTTTGTAATAGAATTTGTAAAATATTGGGCGATGATAATGTGCGTCAACTATCTCCCTGGAATATTGTAAATTCTCGCGAATTTAACAGATTAAATCGTACCGAACTAATATTTGAAATAATTGGGGTATCTGTTCTTGATTATTTGGATCTATATAAAAAGTTTACTTACACCGCACAAGAATCTTATAAACTAGATCATATTGCAAAAGTAGAATTAGGAAAAGAAAAGCTATCTTATGATGAGTATACTTCATTTAAAGAGTTTTACAAAAATGATTGGAAAAAATTTGTAGACTATAATGTTGTAGACGTTGAACTTGTAGATCAACTTGAAGATAAGATGCGACTTATTGAATTAATTTTGACGATGGCATATGATGCAAAATGTAATTATGTTGATGTATTTTCCGCAGTAAGAACATGGGACTGTATTCTTTGGAATCACCTGTACAATAAAAATATTATCGTGCATCAAAGAGAAGGGAAAACCAGTCGTCAAATTGTTGGGGCATATGTACAAGAGCCTGTTCCTGGAAAATATGATTGGGTTGTATCATTTGATGCAACTAGTCTATATCCAAGTATTATTATGCAATACAATCTTTCTCCGGAGACGCAGGTTAAGCAAAATACCAAAGACATAACGGTTAATAATTTACTACAGCAAAAATACAATCTAAATGATTTAAAAGAATCTAATTATTGTATGGCGGCAAATGGATATTCTTATACTCGTACAAAACAAGGGCTGTTTCCTGAAATTGTGCAAAAATTATTTGATGATAGGCAAAAATATAAAAAACTGATGCTATCAGCACAATCTAATTACGAATCCACAAAAGATAAAAAATGGCAAAAGGAAATTTCAAAGTATAATAACTTTCAGATGGCTCGAAAAATTCAATTAAATAGTCTTTTTGGAGCATGGGGTAATGAGTTTTTTAGATTTTATGACTCAAATATTGCAGAAGGTATTACTATTACAGGGCAATATATTATTCAAACGGTAGGCGCAGCTTTAAATTCATATCTAAATAAAATTTGCGGAACAACGAATTATATGTATTCGTTTTATTCTGATACAGATGCGTGTTACATTACTCTTGATCCGTTGGTGCAAAAGTTCTATAAAGATCAACCAAAAGAAAAGATTGTAGAAATATTGGATAAGATTTGTAAGGAAAAGATTGAGCAGGCAATTAATAAATCATGCGATAAATTAGCAGAGTACACAAATGCATTTGAAACAAAAATTTACTTTAAGCGAGAAGTTATTGCTGATAGAGGTATATGGGTTGCTAAGAAACGATATGCTCTAAATGTTTATAATAATGAAGGAGTACAATACACTGAACCAAAATTAAAGGTAATGGGATTAGAAATTGTTCGCTCTTCTACACCCGAACCTGTTAGAGATGCTTTAAGGCAAGCTGTTAAATTGGCACTAACAAGCACAGAACAAAAGTTACAAGATTATATCCGAGAATTCGAATACAATTATCGAAAACTGTCTCCAGAATTAATTGCGTTTCCCCGGGGTGTAAATGGTATTGATAAATACACTGATAAAGCCAAAATTTATAAATCAGCAACACCTATGCATGTAAGAGGCGCATTATTGCATAATTTCTATCTTAAAGAAAAAAAGATAGAAAAGAAATATGAACTTATAAAAGAGGGCGATAAAATTAAATTTATTTATTTAAAAGAACCAAATATTATTAAAGAAAATTGTATTGGTTTTATCGGTGTCATTCCAGAAGAGTTTAAATTAATACAATATGTTGATTATGATCTAATGTTTGAAAAATCATTTCTTGAACCATTGACAACTATATTAAACGGGGTGGGATGGAATGCAAAACCACAAGCAACATTGGAGGGATTATTCTCATGAAAAATTTTTTAATTACTATATTTTTATCATTTAGTAGTTTACACGCATATGCGTGGGATCAACGTCCGCCGATGGCAATTGATGCTTGTAAAAAACATAGCCCGTACGGGTTTGCGGTTGCATCAAAATCATCGAAAACAATTTGCAGAGAAGCATATTTGGTTGCATATGATTCAAATGCTAAAATTCCCGCATATGTAGCATATACATTGTTGCCACAAAATGCGCTAGGATGTTTTCCTAGAACAAATGCTTTTACTACAGATACAAGTATAATAGGGGGAGCAATACCCAATGATTATATTGGTACTGGATATGATAAAGGACACGCAGCGCCGGATGGTGATATGAGTTGGAGCGCTATTGTTGAATATGAATCATTTTTAATGACTAATATGTATCCACAAGCTGGCTCATTAAATAGAGGAATTTGGAAATTATTGGAAACATCGGTTCGAGGATGGTCGTCGCAACTTAATAATTCATTTACAATCTATGTAGGTGCAATTTATAATGATAAAGATAAAAAAATTGGTAACGGGATAATTGTCCCTCATAGCTACTATAAAATTGTGATTAATAATCAAACAAATGAAGTTGCTGGATGGGGATTTCCTCATATTATCCCATATCCAAATTTAGGAAATGATTTAGCCAAGTTTCGTGTAGCTGTTAATGATTTAGAAATGGCCGCGGGGATAGATTATAAATTTCCCGCTAATTATAAAGAAGTGAAACCAGGCAAAGAATGGTCGGTTGATTTTGGCGCACTAACAAAAGCTAAAAGAGCAAAATGTGGTAATACTATAGAATAAAGGAATATATCATGAGGTTAAACGGCAATAGAAATATAGGATTAGTTTTTCATATGTTGGGGCTTGGCGATCATATAGTATTTAATGGTATGGTTCGTCGTTTACTATTACAACATTCTTTGGACGGGGTTTATGTACTTGCGTGGGATAAATATGCCGCGCAGGCGGCATATATGTTTAGAGATGATGTTAGAATACAAGTTATTCCTATTCAATCAGGAAATGAATATCATCATTCTAGACATGTTATAGAACAAGTTGATCCAAATTACTTATATCTTTTGGGGCATAGTATTATGCCAGGTCAACCGTTTGAGGATTTGGTAAAACCGCATACAAAATACTATCAAGCTTCTTGGCGGGATATTGCATCAAAATATCCCCACGGGAACGAAGGATACTATTTATTTTCGGAAGTGGATTGGCACAATCGTTATACTAGTTATTATTGCCAAAGGGATATGCAAGAAGAATCTAGAGTATTTGATAAACTAAATCCAGATCATGCAGAATTCGTTTTTGTTCAAGATGATTTTCGCCGTGGGTTTACCTTTAATACAGAGAAAGTATTGGAATTAGTTGGTAAAGATGTTAAAATAATAAACAATGATACATCGGAAAATATATTTCATTATGGATTGCTGCTGCAAAATGCAAAACAAATTCATTTAATGGAATCATCTTTTAGGTGTTTTGTTGAAACCCTGCCAACAGACAGCGTTGAGTTTTATCTACATCACTACATTAGAAATACTGAAAGACTTGTATACGATGGAAAAATATGCCCAGTTGAAACTCGAAAAAATTGGAAAGTTATATTATAAAGGATTAATATGTCATTACTAGATAAACTAAAAAAGAATTCTACAATTAAAGAAACCGAGATTTTAAGTAAATCGAAATTCTTTGCAAAACAAGACATGATTCAAACATCTGTCCCAATGATGAATGTAGCTTTGTCCGGAAGCCTTGAAGGCGGATTAACACCTGGGTTAACTGTATTTGCGGGCCCGTCTAAACACTTTAAGACTGCTTTTTCATTGCTATTGGCAAAAGCATATACCGACAAATATGCTGACGCAGTAATTTTATTTTATGATTCTGAATTTGGATCGCCTCAAGCATATTTTGATAATTTTGGAATTGATACTAATCGTATTCTTCATACACCAATTACAGATATTGAACAACTAAAATTTGATATTATGACGCAAATTAATACCATTAATCGCGGAGATCGTGTTATTATAGTAGTTGATTCTGTTGGAAATCTTGCGTCTAAGAAAGAAGTTGATGACGCACTTGAGGGGAAATCTGTTGCAGATATGACTCGCGCAAAACAGATGAAATCGTTATTTAGAATGGTTACCCCGCATTTAACTATTAAAGATATTCCTATGGTAGTTGTAAATCATACCTATTCTGAGATTGGATTATTTCCTAGACAAATTGTATCTGGTGGTACTGGAATATATTATAGTGCAAGTAATATATTCATTATAGGTCGTCAGCAAGAAAAAGATGGATCAGAAGTTATTGGATTTAATTTTATTATAAATGTTGAAAAATCTAGATTCGTAAGAGAAAAATCAAAAATACCAATTGAAGTAACCTTTGAAGGTGGTATTAGTAAATGGTCGGGTCTTTTAGATGTTGCATTAGAAGGCGGATTTGTTATTAAACCTTCCAATGGATGGTATTCAACTGTTAATAAAGAAACTGGCGAAATCAGTGATAAAAAGTATCGTGTTAAAGACACATATACTAAAGAATTTTGGATGCCAATTATAACGTCCCCGATATTTAAGGATTACATCGAGGGACGGTATCTTATTGCTGGAAGTGAGATGCTAGGTACAAGTTTCAATGAAGGCGACCTTAAAAAGGAGTTTGAAAATGCAGGTGAAGTATAAACCATGGGCACTAAAAAATGAAAAAGGTGATTTATGGGGCGTCAAACTTTTGGAAAGTGAGTTTGCCGGAACAATCATCAGTATTACTTCCCTCTCGTTGGAAAATGCAGATGACAACACTTGCGCCCTTGACTTTACCATTATTGAAAAGCCCCCCAATAAAGACGAAAACGATATGAAGTCTGAAAAATTTAATAATATTCTTTCAGGTATTGTAAATGATTTACTAAGGAACGCAATTGAAGAATACGAAAATCGAGACAGTAATTCTACAAAATTTAATTAACGACGATTCTTATATGAGAAAGGTAATTCCGTTTTTAAAACGGGAATACTTTATAGATAATAATGAAAAGATTATTTACGATCAAATTAAAAATTTTATTGATGAATACAATACAACCCCAAATAAAGATGCTTTAGTAATTGCTATACAGAATGATAAAAGTTTAACCGAGGATCAATATAAAGAAATTGTTGATACTGTTAATATACTAGATTCGACTGACCATAATAGGGATTGGTTATATAAAGAAACTGAAAAATTTTGTAAAGACAAGGCAATTTATAATGCAATTTTATCATCAATTGCAATTATTGATGGAAGGGATAAAGGTAAATCTGAAGATGGAATACCGCAATTATTGCAAGACGCATTAGGCGTGTGTTTTGATAATAATGTTGGACATGATTATCTAGAAAATGCTTCTACAAGATATGATTTTTACCATCGAGTGGAATCAAGAACTCCGTTTGATCTAGAATATTTTAATAAGATTACAAATGGGGGATTGCCGAATAAAACACTGAATGTTTGTTTAGCCGGTACCGGTGTTGGTAAATCTTTATTCATGTGTCATGTCGCGGCATCTGTATTAAGCCAAGGAAAGAATGTATTATACATTACTTTGGAAATGGCAGAAGAAAGAATTGCGGAACGCATTGACGCCAATTTAATGAATATTACGATGGATCAATTAAAAGAGTTGCCTAAATCTATATTTGATTCTCGTATTGAAAAGATTCGTAATAAAACAGAAGGCAATTTGATAATTAAAGAATACCCTACCGCGGGAGCCCATACTGGACACTTTAAAGCATTATTAAATGAATTGCAGTTAAAACGACAATTTAAACCCGCAATGATTATTATTGATTATTTGAATATTTGTGCAAGTTCTAGATTTAAAGCCGGGGCAGCAGTTAATTCATATACTCTAATTAAATCTATTGCTGAAGAACTTCGAGGACTTGCAGTTGAAGAAAATCTCCCGATTCTAAGTGCAACACAAACTACCCGGAGTGGATATGGTAATACTGATGTTGAATTAACTGATACATCAGAATCTTTTGGATTACCTGCAACTGTTGATTTTATGTTTGCTTTAATATCTACAGAAGAATTAGAAAATTTGAATCAACTTATGGTTAAACAATTAAAAAATAGATACAACGATCCAACACAAAATAAAAGATTTATGATTGGAGTTGATCGAGCAAAGATGAAGTTATATGATTTGGAACAGTCTGCACAAAAAGGATTAACTGATTCAAATTTAGATATTAATAAAACGGATTCTCAAGCAAAATCTAGTTATACTATAAATGATATGTTTAAAAGAAACACCCGAGATTTATCCTCAATTAAGATTTAGATATGGCACAACACACACATTACTGGAGTTGTACTCCGTTTGCAGACTGGATTCGCGGCACCAAAAAACTCAGTGCGGGTACAAGCGAAGAATGGGACGACTGGACAACTGCGGCCCAAATGAAACACAACTTCCGATATTGGCTTGCGGAAGAAGCACTTGATCATATCCAAGATTTTATCACTTGGCCTGTAAGAAAACTTTATGATATCAAATACTACATTAATAACCGTTGGGTTAGTCGTACTCATAGCCTTACCGCTCATCCCCGGGATATTAAGCCGGGTCAATGGCGGGATGTGGGGAACCGCTTTCTGCCTTGTCTATTCAATGAGCTGGTGGATTTTGTTGAGATAGAATCCGCATGGAGTCACATTGCCTGGGGTGAGAAAGCAGAACGCGCCAAATACAATGCACCATTCTGGGCCTCCGGTTGGTTTCGCTGGAGAGTGTGGCGAAGTCCTCAAGCAGGCCTAGATCACCTAAGTTGGGCAATGAGTTTAAAGTTGGATAATGATTGGATTGAGAAAGATAATCCAGATTACGGTAAACCAACCAGCCAAGCTATTCGTGCTCAGGAGATTAAAGAGCTCTACACTTGGTGGACTGTTACTTATCGCAATCGACCAGATGCATACGATGTAAGTGGTTGGAGTGATTACTGTGAAGCGGCCCGTTTAGCCAATGGCGGCAAGTTATCTTTTAGTTCAGATAAAAATCCAGAACTTAAAGAAATGAGCGACACGTCACACAAGTTACTACAAGAAATCGAAGCGGCTTACGAAACAGAAGACGAAACCATGATGATTCGTCTTATTAAAATACGGAATTCACTTTGGACATAAAGAGAAAAACAACATTATGCTTTTGCGATTATTAGAAAAATTTAATAGAAAAAGAGTTATTCTTGATAGATTTGGCAATGAATATATGCACAGATACTATCTATTTTTTAAGGAAAAAATAAATGCATTCGACCCAGTTAAAACATACCCAAACATCTTTATCCACAAACTTATACTCTCAGACGAGGACCGAGATGTCCATGACCACCCATGGAACTACTGCACCATTATTCTTGCAGGAGGTTATTGGGAATGGACCCCGCACTTCAACTCAACAGGTGTTAAAATCGGAGAGTTATCTAAATGGAGAGGGCCTGGATCAATTATAATTAGAAAGGCAAATACATTTCATAGATTAGAAATGTATAATCCAACTTGGACATTATTTATGCATGGGTGGAGAACTCGCGAATGGGGATTCTTAACTAAATCTGGTTGGGTTGATAGAATTAAATACATTAATGATAAGATAAAAATATCGGCATAAATAAAATGTAGGAGATCTAATATGAATGTAACCGTTAGAAATGCAAGAGATTTAACACTTGTCAAACTATTAAAATTGGCTGCACATTCATATGCAAATAACTTAATGCCTCCTAACATAATAAAAAATATATCAATTCGTATTCTAATTAAAGACGTACTAGATGCAGGAGGATATTGCGATTATGATATTGACGTTGCTGGAATTCCAAAAGAATTTAATATAGAGATATTAAAATCAAGAAAAAAGATCAGCATGTTTAAAGTTCTCGCCCATGAAATGGTTCATGTTGGTCAAGTAGTAAGAGGAGAAATGAAGGATAAATTTGTTAGAAGTAAATGTATCACATCTTGGTTTGGTGTAAAATATGAAGACGTTTCATATTGGGATCAACCTTGGGAAATAGAGGCATATGGATTAGAAAATAGTCTTGTTGCAAAATTTCTAGTAGAACATGATTTATTCAAAGATTTAAAACAACGCCAAGCAGATTGGTTTGCTGAAGAATTAAGAACAGAATAAAAATAAAGGAGAAATTATGAGTAATATCACATTCACTCTATACGATATTATGCAAATAGCAGGTATGTTAGCTGCATGCTATGCTTGCTATAAATGGGGCCATACTACAGGAGTAGACGATGCAATTGATTTCTTTGAAGCGGAGGGGGTCATTGAGAAGGAAAGCGCTTAAATTATAAGCAAATCTGCCCCTGTTGTTAAAAAACAACACCAAGAACCCGAGCATTTGACTCGGGTTCTTTTTTCTGTTATAATTACCATATGAAATTTGAAATTGGGCAATCAGTAGAGATACAAACTCGCCTTCGATCCAACTTGTTAGGGATTGAGTTTGAGAATCATCTATTTAAAGGTGAAATTATTAATAATCCAAAGTGGTTAGATAATGATTATATCTCGGTACATACAGATAATAAAGAATATCCAATATCGCATATTCATAAAAAATTTATTATCGGATTTGATTTTGGTGTAGAACGCTCTATAATAAGAGTATTTAAAGTTACATCAAAATTAAATGGAAAGACATATAATGTTGTTTCCAAAAAAGGAAGTGTATCCTGTGATTGTACTGGATTTCAGTTCCGAAGAGTGTGCAAGCATTCGACCAAAATAAAAAATCTTTTGGTCGAAGAAAGTGCTTGACAGGGTAGCCGAAAGGCTATATAATACAAAAGGTGAAGTTGTTAATTTTTAATTTTTTGAAGGATCTATATCATGAGTACATTCACAGTAGCCGGCGTTTCTACACACAGCGGCATTACAAAAGTTCGTTTTGCAAATGACTTGACGTCTCGAGTCAAGCTCTTGTCTAAAAGCGGACACAATCCACTTGAATTGATTGAATTGCCCGCGGCAATGACTAAAGATCAAGCATGCCAACATCTTCTTGATGTTGGTGGAGTGTTTAAACAATGGGCAAGTCTTATTACCGATACCCTCGGCAAGAAGCAGAGTATCGTAATGCCTGCGAAGGCAACTACCGTTGTAAAGGCGGGCAAGAAGCCAGTTGTAAAGGCGGGCAAGAAGCCAGTTGTAAAGACTCCAAAGATTACAATGCCTAAGGCAACCGACGATTTCGATATTGAGGAAATTAAAGAACTTGCAGAAGCAACGGCGTAATTAATTTTGGAGATGCCGCCGTAATGGTATGGCAGGAGACTGTAAATCTTCCGACTTAGGTCACAACAGGTTCGATCCCTGTCATCTCCACCAAGTTTTGGTCTGTTCGTATAGAGGTTATTACTGTGGATTGTCTATCCACTTACGGGGGTTCGATTCCCCCACAGACCGCCAGATTTAGCCCTTGTATCCTTAGTGGTAGAGGTCCTGTTTTGTAAGCAGGGTGTGGAGGTTCGATTCCTTCCTGGGGCACCAAGTTATTGGGGGATTAGTATAATGGGATTACGGCAGCTTTGCAAGCTGTTTATGAGAGTTCGATTCTCTCATCCTCCACCAAGTTAATACGAGTATGGCGGAATAGGTAGACGCCTCAGACTTAAAATCTGATGTCCGTAAGGGCGTGCCGGTTCGATTCCGGCTACTCGTACCAGTGTTAATTCTCGGTATGGTGAAATGGTATCACTTGTCGTTTGGGACGATAGAGCGTAGGTTCGATTCCTGCTACCGAGACCATTGTATAAAGGAAAGTATGTGACAAAAAAAGAAACTTTTGGCTGGGGGCTTACCTCACCTGGTACAGAATCTAATGCTTTTTATTTAAAAGCATTTACACCGGAGGAGTGTGATAGAATAATAGAAATTGGAGAAAGTTCTGTATACTCCTCGCCTGTAGAAGAAGCTACTTTAAGTACTGAAGGAACTATAGATTTTAGTATAAGAAAATCTAAAATATCATGGGTACGTAGTGATGTTGAACATAATAACTGGTTATTTCAAAAAATTACCGCATATATTCTAGATGCAAATAAAAAATTTTTCGAATTTGATCTAATTGAACTTGAAAGCTTGCAATTTACAAAATATGTTGGTACAGAAAAAGGATTCTATTCTAAACATATTGATATGATGCCAAAAGGTCATAGTTGTCGAAAACTAAGTTTTTCGATACAGTTATCTGATCCAGATACATATAAAGGTGGTAGTCTTGTAATTTATACCAGTAAAACCCCAAATGAAGTACAACGAGATTTAGGATGTGTACATTTTTTCCCAAGCTATGTACTACATGAAGTTATTCCAGTTACAAAAGGTACTAGATATAGTTTAGTAGGATGGGTTCTAGGTCCTCGATTTAAATGAAATTTTTCCTCGATAGCTCAGTTGGTAGAGCAAAGCACTGTTAATGCTTGGGTCACACGTTCGAACCGTGTTCGAGGAGCCATTAGCAAGCGTGTTATTATTTTTAAGAAAGTTAATATGAATTATATTCCATTAAACAACAAAGTTTTAGTTATTGAAAATGAAAAGCCAACCGAAACAAAGGGGGGAATTTTTATTGGTGATGCGCGAGAAAATGATAATACTCGAGCAGGAACAGTTCTAGCAATTGGTCCAAATGTCACCGATGTAAAAGTCGGAGATATTGTGTATCCTATGTGGACAAAGGCAAAAGCAATTAAAGAAGGCGATCTGTATATGGGACTTATATCAGAAGACGAAATTCTTGCAGTAGAGGAATAATATTCTGGCGTTCGTTCAATGGAAAGGACATCTTTCTTCTAAAGAGATAATAGAGGTTCGATTCCTCTACGCCGGACCAAAATAAAATATGTTGATCTTAGTGTAGTGGTCTGCACATCTCGCTGTGACCGAGATAGTATGAGTTCGATTCTCATAGAACACCCCATGCTACTTTAGCTGATGTGGTCATAGCGGTGGTTTGAAGAACCATTGAAGTAGGTTCAATTCCTACAGGTAGCACCAAGATTTTCCTCGGATAGTTAAATGGTATAACAGACGCTTGATAAGCGTCCATCACAAGTTCGATTCTTGTTCTGAGGACCAAAGTTATGGAAAGATAATTCAGCTGGGCTGGACTCTGTTTTGAAAGCAGAAGGTGCGTGAAAGCGCATGGAGTTCGATTCTACCATCTTTCCGCCATATTATGTGCCTCGTTAACTCAGTGGTAGAGTGTCTCTTTTACACGGAGAAGGTCGGCAGTTCGAATCTGTCACGAGGTACCAAGTATTTGCGTCATTAGTTCAACGGATAGAATTAGAGTCTTCGAAACTCAGGATGGTGGTTCGATTCCATCATGGCGCACCAAGATAAGGAAGATGGGCAGGACGGTAATGCAGCAGATTGCTAATCTGTCATCGTAGTGATATGGTGAGTGAGTTCGACTCTCACATCTTCCGCCAAACATGGGCTGATAGCTTAATGGTAAAGCAGTCGACTCATAATCGATTGAGTCTGAGTTCAATTCTCAGTCAGCCCACCAGTGCCTCGATGGACAAATTGGAAAAGTCGTCTCTCTCAAAAGGAGAAATTCTGTGAGTTCGAATCTCACTCGAGGTACCAACTGTTGACTTGCAAGATTGTTTGAGGTATAATAGAGTTAATACGAGTGTGGTGGAATGGTATACACATCAGACTTAAAATCTGACGCTTAATTGATTGAGGGTTCAAGTCCCTCCACTCGTACCAATACGGCTATAGTATAATGGATAATACAGTAGGCTTCTAC